GTCATCCTCTTCTAGTAATTTAGAATGGGGACCCAACCATGTTGACCAGATTGAAGGAAGTGAGGAGTGGTATCGTGATAACGATATGTATGGGGATTTAGACAAGATTGTTGGCCCACCACAACCCACTAAAAATAGTCTTATTGAACACGATCCAAATGACGTGCTCAAAACTGGGCAGACATGGGAATGGATGGATGATGACGAAACTACGAGTTGGGCATGTAAGATGGAAAAAATGGACTCAGTAGGATGGGGTCCTTTTAAGAAAACCGTCGTTTTGTCAAAACCTGAGACTGATAAACGTCCTGATCAGTTTCGAGGTGCAGATATGGTTCATAAGGAACCAATTTATAGTTTAATCCGCTATACAAGGAGACCTGCCTTATTCGGCTTTCCAGTTTGGTTTGCAAAAACCATTGATTTAGTCGTGTCGGAAGAAGTCGCAACACAAGTGCTCACAGCAAGTAATGTTAATTACTCTCTGAGCCATGATGCGATATTCAACCGAATTACTCAGGCAGCTAAGACAGTATCTAAAGTTAATGAAGATAGGTACATGGTCTTAAATGGATATTTCCCCCGAAATGATACTATTGTCTTCGCTAATAACATTGCTAAATGTTATTTTTGGGATCGAAGAGAATTGAAATCCGGGGTGGATTTTATAAAATGCCAAGACACGACCAAACCAAGGTCGTAGGCTTCGGATATCGAAGTTCTGAAGTGACTCTTGCTCCTGCTCCTAGTATAAAAGATAATACTAGTATTACGATGAGTGAGTATAGAGTCGATAACGTAACGAGACCGGTCGTAAGATCAAGTCTCGGATGTCATGTACTTGGCGCGGCAAATCCGCATCCAGATCCATCTGATCTGGACTCCATGTTAGATGGAGCAAGCCGCCGATTTGCTCGCGAGCCTCCTAAGCCAGATAAGGCTAAGATGGAAAGGCTCCGCAAATTCGTGCGGAAATGGTTGGAGAACAACATGACTCCATTGTCGGCAGATACTGATACAAGTTTTGATACTTGGATCAAGTCGACACCTTATCCTTTGTGGAAAAAAGAAGCACTCCGTAAAGTTCATGAGGAAACACAGACAGAGGTTACAGCAAGAACCGTATGTGG